ATTTTTAAAGGAGGATTCGCTATGGACGAATTAATCAGAATTAACTATGACAGAAAACACCCTACTGTAAACGGACGTGATTTGCACGATGCTTTAAAAATAGGAACACCATATGACAAATGGTTTCCAAGAATGTGTGATTACGGATTTGTTGAGGGCAAAGACTTTTCGACATTTTTGTCGGAAAGTACAGGTGGCAGACCTGCAACCAATCATCAGCTTACTATCGATATGGCAAAACAGCTATGCATGATTCAGCGTACTGATATTGGTAGGAAGTTCCGTCAGTATTTTATTCAGGTGGAAGAAGCATGGAATTCACCGGAAGCAGTGATGGCAAGAGCATTGCAGTTTGCAAATCATCAACTTGAAGTATTGAAGCATCAGAACTTAGAACTTCTAGATACTGTTGCTGTACAAAATCAGCAGATTTCGGAGATGAAACCAAAGGTAAGTTACTATGATGTGGTTCTTAATTGTAAAGACCTGCTTTCTATGAGGGCGATTGCAAAAGACTATGGAAAGTCAGCCCAGTGGATGAACAATTTCTTGCATTCACTTGGAGTTCAGTTTAAGCAATCGGATATTTGGCTTTTGTACCAAAAGTATGCAGATAGGGGATACACAAGTACCAAAACGCATAACTATCTGGGAAATGACGGAGAGTATCACTCAAGGGTTCATACTTACTGGACACAAAAAGGCAGGTTATTCATCTATGAACTTATGAAACAAAATGGAGTGTATCCACTTATTGAACAGGAGGGTTGTAATGGGGAAATCTAATGCAAGAGTACAAACAGAAAAGAATAAAACTTTCAAACCACTTGTGTATATCTGCGCTCCATACAGTGGTGACAGGGAAAGGAATATAAAAAAAGCAGTTTCTTATGCTGAAGTTGCCTATAAAAAAGGAGCAATTCCTGTCACGCCTCATTTCCTATTTCCTTTCATGAATGATGAAGATATTAAGCAAAGAAAGGATGCACTTTTCATGGATATCATACTTCTTGGTAAGTGCCAAGAAGTATGGGTCTTTGGAAATGAAATAACTGAAGGTATGAAGAGAGAACTTGAGGTGGCTGAAAAAAGAAAACAGGTAATTAGATATTTTAATTTTGAGGGTTTGGAGGTTATGACAAATGCTAACTTTTAATTGTTATGATGCTACTTGCATCGGAAATAAGAATAACTGTCTTTATCCTAATAAGGTCACAGTTTTTGATAGGGATAGCTTTATAAAAGCTATCTCTTTTGACCATGTTTGCGGAAGTTTTAAGGGAAATTACAGGAGCAAGGATAACTTCGTCTCATCAGACTGTATTCCTATGGACTGTGATAATGACCATTCAGATGATCCTGATGAGTGGGTGACCCCATTTGATGTTGCTATGGCTTTTCCTGATGTCTGCTTTTATGCCTCGTATAGCAGAAACCATATGAAAGATAAAGGAGCTAAATCTGCAAGACCGAGATTTCATGTGTATTTTCCAATAGAAGAAAGAAAGGATGCTGATGAGTACGCTGATTACAAGTCTAAAATTCAAGATGAATTCCCCTACTTTGATGATAATGCCTTAGATGCTTCTAGGTTTATTTATGGAACATCAAATCTGGAGGTAGAGCTTTATGAAGGGTCTTTAACCGTTACGGACTATTTAGGCATGAGTAAATTTGAAGATTTACCTATACTAGGTAATCAAATCCAAGAAGGAAGTCGTAATTCTACATTAAGCCATTTTGCAGGAATTATCTTAAAACGATATGGGAAGAGTGAAAAGGCAAAAAAAGCATTTTTAGAGGAAGCGAAGAAATGTACCCCACCACTTGATATAGAAGAGCTTACACTCATTTGGAATAGTGCAATCAGCTTTTATGAAAAAATATCTAAACAAAAAGGATATATACCTCCGGATGAATATAAAAAGGTTTCTTGGGAGATACCATTACCGTTTACAGGAGAAAAGATGCCTGATTTTCCGATTGAAGCTCTTCCTAAGGCTCTACGAAACTATGCAATTGCTGTAGGAAAATCAACACAGACTCCTGTGGATATGGCAGCAGTTGGAGTACTTGCCACAGTATCGGCTTGTATGAAAAATTTATATAAAGTTGAAGGTAAAGCAGATTGGCATGAACCAACCAATATTTACAGTGTAATCATAGCGGAGCCTTCAGAAAGAAAATCTGCGGTTATTTCACTTGTCATAAAACCTGTTGATGAATATATAAAAAAATATAATCAAATTCATAAAGTGGAGTTTGAAATGTCAAAGGTTATCAAACAGAAACTTGAGAACAAGAAAAATAGTCTTCTTAGTCAAAGTAAGAAAAAAGGAGAAGATAAAACAGCCAGTGAGTTTAATGATGAAATTAAAAGTGTTATTGAAGAGCTTGTTAATTTTACAGAAAGTAAACCCTTAAAGATTTATGTGGATGATACGACTACTGAAAAACTCACAGAAAGTTTGGCAGAAAATAATAATGCAATATCTATTATTTCATCAGAAGGTGGAATCTTTGATGTTATTTCAGGAACATATTCCAGTAAGGTAAATATTGATGTTTTTCTAAAAGCCTACTCTGGAGAAAATATATCCGTAGACAGAATTATGAGAAACTCTATCTACGTTGAAAATGCGTGTCTTACTATCCTTTTGTCTGTTCAGCCTGTAGTGATTGGAGAACTTATGAAAAATAAGAAGTTTCGCCATAGAGGTCTAACTGCAAGATTTTTATATACTACACCACATTCTTTTGTTGGAAAAAGAACCTTAGAATCAGAGTGCATTTCCAAAGAAGTATACGGAGAATATAAGGAGCTAATCGATAATATTCTCATGGAAGAAAAGACTGAAAGTGTGCATATTATAGAGCTCACAGAAGAGGCAAAGAATCTCTTAAAAGAGTATTTTGACTGGGTGGAGCAGAAGCTTGTTGGAGAATTTACTATGTATAGCGATTGGCTCGGAAAACTAGTAGGAAACACGCTTCGTATAGCAGGGATACTAGCAAGAGGGAGCGTAATAAAAAAAGATGTAGGAGATGCCCTTTTAGAAAACGATGATCCAATTGTAATTGATGAAGAAATTTTCACAAGTGCTGTAAAAATCGGAAAGTATTTTTTAGTCCATGCAGTTAATGCCTATGGGGATATGGGTGTTCGTTCAGATTTTAAGGCAGCCCTTATGGTTCTTGAAAAATTAAAAGAAAAAGAACTTGAAAATATTACAAGAAGAGAAGTCATGAGACTTTGTAGGTGGGTAGGAAGCGCAGACGAGGCACAGAGTATATTAGACAATCTTGAAGATTATGGATACATCCGTTTTTCAGAAATAGATCCGGCAGAAAAAATGAGAAATGGAAGACCTAAGAATGTGGTGTACTCCATCAACCCGTGTGTTTTGTCAGAGTGAAAGACTTTTCTGTCACACATTTAAGGGTTTTGTCACGCTGTTCCCACGTCCCAACATAGTTATATATGTAGTAAATATTCTATATATAAATAAATAAGTTAAAAAAAGCTATCTATATAGCGACAGCGTGACAAAATGGGACAAAACTATTTTAAACCATTTGATGAAAGGAATAGAAATACGATGATTACAAGGAATGAAAGAAAAATTGATGTTTATGAAAACGCAGGTGCATATATGAGACTCTTTAAGACAGTAGGGACAAAAGCGGTAGTTGCAATTAGTCCTGTACTTCATGCTAAAGATACAGATAGATTATTAAAGGCATTGAATACCATTGATGGAATCTGTTCAAAGGCTGATAGTAATATGTTTTCTGACCATATTAACCTTGGAAATGAATATGTTGACGTTTTTTATGGTGACTTAGCCAGTGAGCAAAGAAACGATGTTGATGAAAAAATAATAACTATGGCAAAGGAGAGAGCAGTTGAGTTATTTAAGAGAAAGTGATATTGAAAAATATTTGGTTCGCAAGGTTAAAGAGAAAGGTGGACTTGCAATAAAGTTTGTTAGTCCTAGTATATCAGGCATACCTGATCGCTTACTCCTTTTACCAGAAGGAAAGCTTGCTTTTGTAGAACTAAAGGCTAAAGGTAAAAAGCCTAGACCACTTCAGTTAAAAAGAATGGCTGACTTTAGGAAGTTAGGGTTTAAGACATTTGTGATTGATGATAAAGAGCAAATCGGAGGTGTTATTGATGAAATACTCTCCCCATAATTATCAGAGGTATGCAACGGACTTTATTATAAATCATCCAGTATCTGCAGTTCTTCTTGAGATGGGACTTGGAAAAAGTGTTATAAGCCTTAGCGCTATAAATGAGCTGATGCTAGATTACTTTGATATATCAAGAACACTTGTTATAGCACCACTTAGGGTAGCAAACAATACTTGGCCAGAAGAAATTAAAAAGTGGGAACATCTAAAGCATCTTAGCTATTCTATAGTAACCGGAAGTGAAAAAGAAAGACTTGATGCACTAAAGAAACCTGCACATATTTATATCATTAACCGAGAAAATGTAGACTGGCTTATTACAAAAAGTGGAGTACCTTGGCAGTTTGATATGCTAGTTGTTGATGAACTATCTTCTTTTAAGTCCTATAAAGCGAAAAGATTCAAGTCCTTACTCAAGGTAAGACCTAAGGTAAAAAGGATAGTAGGTCTTACCGGAACACCAAGTTCTAATGGTTTAATGGATTTGTGGGCAGAATTTAGACTCCTTGATATGGGAGAAAGGCTTGGAAGGTATATCACACACTATAGGCAGAATTTCTTTGTACCGGATAAAAGAAATCAGCAGATGATTTTTTCATATAAGCCAAGACCGGGAGCTGAGGATTCTATATATAGGCTTATATCAGATATTACGATTTCTATGAAGGCAAAAGATTTTCTGAAGATGCCTGAATGCATTGTAAATGAAGTGGTGGTTTCATTATCTGAAAAAGAGCAAAAGCTATATGACTCCTTGGAAAAAGATATGGTGTTATCTATTGGAGATGATGAGATTGATGCCATAACTGCAGGTGCACTCTCAAATAAACTTCTGCAAATGGCGAATGGTGCTGTATATAACAATGAGAAAAAAAGTATTGTCATTCATGATAGAAAGCTTAATGCTTTAGAAGATTTAATAGAAGGTGCCAATGGAAAACCAGTTTTGATAGCTTACTGGTTTAAGCATGATATCGAAAGAATAAAAGAACGGTTTGATGTAAGGGAGATTAAAACCGGTAAGGATATAGCTGATTGGAATAAAGGAGAGATACCCGTTGCAGTTATTCATCCAGCAGGTGCAGGTCATGGACTTAATCTTCAAGCAGGAGGTTCTACCATCATATGGTTTGGTCTTACATGGAATTTAGAGCTATATCAGCAAACCAATGCAAGGCTGTATAGACAAGGGCAAGAGAGCACAGTAGTTATTCATCATATTCTTACAAAAGGAACTCATGATGAAGATGTTATAAAAGCTCTCACTCTAAAAGAAAAAATACAAGATGCACTGATGAATCCAGTTAAAGCAAGATTAAAATAAAGAGGAAAAGAGGTTCTATGGAGAACTTACCTCAAACAGGAGGTAAGCATGAAAGTAAAAGAATATTTAAATCAGAGCTATAGACTAGACCAAAGGATATCATCTAACCTTATAGAAATTGAAAGACTGAAAGAGATGTCCCTTAGTGTCTCAGCAATCTGCTATGACAGAGAAGTAGTACAGACGACAAGAAATACGGAAGCATATTTTGTAAAATGTCTGGCCAAGATTGATGAGCTAAGATGTGAAATTGATGAGGAAGTAAAATTAATGGTAGAACTGAAAAAACAAATTAGGGACACCATTATGAGTGTTGGCAATACAGATGAAAAAATGGTTTTAGTGTATAGGTATATTCAGAATCATACATGGGAGCAAATTGGAGAAAAATTAAATGCAGATGCAAGAACTATTAGAAGATGGCATGGCAAAGCGATTCAAAAGGTAATTTTACCGGAAAATCCGATAGAAATATAAAAACGCCCGAAATGTCCTAGAATGTCCACCTATACTTTATGTTATTATATAATCAGCAAAAAGTATAAAGAGCCAAGCCTTGAAGGAAAACCTTCAGGGCTTTTCTTATGCCCGAAAGGAGGTGGAAGGTTTGCCGAGAAAGCCAAAGCGTCCATGTTCATATCCTGGATGTCCTAACTTAACTGATGGTAGGTTCTGTGAAAAGCATCAAAAGAAGGAGAACAAACGCTACGAGAAGTATGACAGAAACCCTGCTATACGCCGTAGGTACGGAAGAGCATGGAAAAGAATAAGAGATGCCTATGTTAAAGAACACCCATTTTGTGAGGAATGCTTTAAAAAAGGAATCATCGTCCCAGTAGAAGAAGTACATCACATCAAACCTCTTTCTGAAGGTGGAAACCATAATAAAAGTAATTTGATATCTTTATGCAAATCCTGTCATGCAAGAATTCATGCAGAAAGAGGAGACCGTTGGAATAAAAAGTAGATGGGAGGGGCGGTCAAAATCTCTACGAACCTATCCCTTGGGGAACGGGCGTGGGGTCTCACGCATAAAAAGGGAGGTTCAAACAGGGTATTAAAGAAAATCTCTAAAATCAGAATAGAAAGGAAGTGATGGAAGTGGCGAAAGACGGAACATATAGAGGAGGAAGAAGAGTCAGAGCTGGAGATAAACCAAAGCCTGCCTTTGAAAAAATACAAGCTGGGGAAATGGTGAAGATACTCGCAAATGATATACCGGATGAATATTACGCAGAACTGGAATCAGTAGATTTACCCGAGGGTGTAGAACTGGAAGGTGTAGATATGCCAAAGCCAAGCGAGTATCTATCTGCGAAACAAAAGAGTGGGATTCCGCTTGGAGCAGACCGCATATATAAAGAAACATGGCAGTGGTTAAAGGAAAGAAAGTGTGAAAAACTTGTAAATAAAAGACTGATTGAATCCTATTCACAGGCTTTTGCAAGATATATTCAGTGTGAAGAAGCTATCAGCAGATATGGAATGCTTGGAAAACATCCAACAACCGGTGGCGTGATTGCATCCCCATTTATACAGATGTCATCACAGTTTCAAAAGACAGCTAACCTGATTTGGTATGAGATTTATGACATTGTAAAACAAAATTGTACAGAAATTTTTGAAGAAGAAAGTAATGACCCTATGGAAAGGTTGTTAAGAGGAGGAAGATAGAAGATGATAGAAAAAGTGAATCCTAGCCATCCGGATAAAATTGCAGACAGGATAGCAGGAGCCATTGTGGATTTGGCATATAGAGAAAATGAAAATCCCAAGATTGCAGCAGAAGTGTTAATTGGACATGGTGTGTGTCATGTGATTGCAGAAACAACAGAAAAACTCTATCAGGAGCCAATTGAAAAAATCATTCATCGTATTGCAGGAAATGTTAAAGCTGATATTATGATTGTCTCTCAAGATAAGCATCTATCAGATAATCAGAAAGGAAAGGTGCGATGTGGAGATAATGGTATATTTAAGGGAGTGCCACTTACAGATGAGCAGATAGCGATGTCAAAAATAGCAAGAGAAATTTATGAAAAATATCCATTTGATGGCAAGTATATCTTAGATGAAACAAGGCTGATTATCTGTCAGAGTAATGTAGATACCAAGATACTCAAACAGGAATATCCTTATGCAGAAGTAAATCCACTGGGAGATTGGACTGGTGGAACTGATGTAGATACAGGAGCTACCAATAGAAAACTTGGATCGGACATGGCAGACTCCGTAACAGGTGGAGGTCTTCATGGTAAAGATTTATCCAAGGCAGATGTATCTGTAAATATCTATGCATATCTTAAGGCACAGGAAACAGGAGAAGAAGTTAAATTTTGCTGTGCAATTGGAGATAAAGAAATTGATGGTAAACCTTATGATGAGATTGTAAGAATTGCGAAGGAATATATAGACTCCGTAGGTGGATTTGAAAAATTTGCCGAGTGGGGTCTTTTTTAATGGGAGGAGCTTATGGAAAAAGAAATGCAGTATTATCTAGCAAATGTAAGTGACCTCATTCCATATATCAGAAATGCTCGTACACATTCAGAAAGTCAAATTGCACAGATTGCTGCAAGCATAAAAGAGTTTGGTTTTTTATCTCCGATACTGATAGCTGAAGATAATACAATACTTGCAGGTCATGGTAGACTTGCGGCTGCACAAAAACTAGGGCTAAAGCAAGTACCCTGTGTAAAGGAAAGTCATTTAACTGAAACTCAAAGACGGGCATATATCATCGCAGATAATAAACTGTCACTTAATGCAGGCTGGGATGAAGATATGCTTGCTATTGAAC